ATGTCGCTCTGCTCGGTGGTCACGGTGCCAGCGGCGTCGATCAGCACGAAGAACGCACAGACCTTGCTCGCGCCCAGCGCGGTGCCGGCGGAGAAGGCCAGGTTGTCGGTCGCAGCCTTGTAGTAGGCACGGCCGGCAATCGTGTAGCTGATCGCGTTGGAGGTCTTGAACGTGTTGGCGTTCGTGCCCTCGGCCACGCCAGCGGCGGAGAGGCACAGGTTGTCGCGGAATTGCATTTGGATTGCTCCTTTGGGGTGCATGGTGCAGGGGCACGGAGGCCCCTGCTGTGGGCGTCAGTGCGCGATCAGCCGATCAGGGCCGAGCACGCCACCTCGGCAACCGCCATGTGGAAGTTGTTGAGGATCACGGCAGCGGACCAGCACTTCATGCCCATCTCGCCACGCTGGCCCAGGATGTCGCCCTTGACCTTCTCGCCGGCCGGCTTGTAGCCAATCTCCATCGCGTCCTTGCCGCGGAAGGCGACGGAGCCCATCGCTTCCTCGGCCATGATGACGATGGGGTACACGTCCGCAGCCTCGCTGCCAGCCGAGTTCGGCACGCCGGCCGACAGGATGGTGTTGGCCGTGGCCGTGGTGCCGGCTTGCAGGTACGGGGTGAAATGCGGGCTCTGGATGAACCGCACCTTGCCCAGCGAACCCACTTCGTCCGGGTCCAGCAGATCAGCCGCACCGCCCGGGTAGTCCTTGGCCTTGACGAAGCCGGGCATGGCTTCGAGGTCGTAGCGCAGGTTCGGGTGGCAGAAGCCGACATAGCAGGAGTCGATGGCCCGCGTCTCGTAGCCGGTGGACGCCTTGAGCGCCTGGGTCAGCAGCTCGGCCATGTTGTTTTCCAGGCCGCGGGTGATGTTGGCGATCAGCGTCGCCGACACCTTGGCCGCCACCAGCGAACGCGAGGCCACGCCAGCGGCGTAGTAGGCGTTCGTGCAGGACTTGGCCTGGCCCCACTTAATCATCTCCAGCAGCAGGCCCGCGCGCTGGCCGGCGATCTTCTTGACCGCGGCCGGAACGTCGTCCTCGTGCACGTCCTCCACGCGGTCGGACCAGCGGTACACGAATGCGTACTGGTCCATCGTCACGGGGATGTCCTGCGGGACCACCGTCTCGGCGGTCGGCGTCTCGCCTTCGTTGATGCGGTGCGAGCCGACTTGGACGTTCCAAGTGTTCGGCGTGCTGGTCGTGGCGCCCGTGGGCAACCAGCGGCGGAAGGTCATCTGGATGCCGGCGTTGCTCGGCATCCGCTCGTTCATCACGAACTTGCCCAGCTTCTCCTTGGGCACGACGTGCTTGAGGATCTTGCCTTTGACAAGGCCAACGCGCTGGGAGGTGTTGGCAAGGGTGTTCTCGGCCATTTCAGGCTCCTTGGGTGTGAGGGGGTTGGCTGTTCAGGCCCCCACACACCGCCGACACCCTGGCCGGCTAGCTGTTGAAGGCCCTTTCCATCGCTTCTTCCTCGGACATGGCCCGACCCCTCGTCGGGGTGCGTGGCTGACCGTCCGGGACCACCCCGGCAGAACGTCGGGCCTGACTCGTCACCGCTTGCCGCTGCGCCTGTCCGCTGTTGGAGCGGTAGGCGTCGAAGGCGTCGAGCACCTTGATGAGCTTGGCCGGCGTGTCCGCCTGGGCATAGCGCGTCGCCATGTCGCGGTTGGCCGCGAGCCACAGCCGGGCGTCGTCGCTTTCCAGCTTCTCGAACCACCCCGGACGGAGTTCGTCGAGCGTTGCCAGGTGCGCGCCGACCACCGGGTCAACGCCACGCCCTTGGGCTGAGCCAGGGGTGCCATCGACCGCCGAGGGCCGTGCCTCGTCCGATTCCGTGTGCCGCTGCCCTTCACCGGGAAGCAGGCCCGCGATTTCGTCGAGCGCTTCAATCACCTCCGGCAAGTCCTCGCCAAGCGTCGCGCGGACCCTCTCCAGCTTCTCCAGCTTGCGGCCCGGCCTGCTGGCCTGCGCTTGGCTGGTGTCGTCGGTGGGGTTGCGCGTCGCGCCACTGGTCTTGGATGCGGCTTCAGCCTTGTCCAGTCGGCTCTGGAGAGAGCGGGCCAGACCTTCGATCTCCCGGGTGCGCTTGTGCGCATCCGCAAGCTCAGACTGCATCGCCGGCACCTTGGCCAGCAGGGATCGGACAGCCGGGGGCAGCGCTGCGAACGGGTCGTCAGCCGTTGCGTCGTCGGCCTTCGGCTCCGGCGTCGTGGCCTGGTCCGTGGTTTGCGGCGTCTGCCCGTCAGCAGTGCCAGCGTCCACGGCCTGCGGCCCCGGATCACCCCTCCCCTCACCTGCCGCGGCCTGTGCCTGCGGCTTGTCGCCAGAAACGGGTGCGTCTTCGCTGTCGGAGTCGAAGCCCGCCTGCATGGCGGCGTCTTCGTCGTCGTTCATCGCGCTGTTTGCGGGGTCCATCTTCAATGCCTCCTGTGGCAGTTGCTGTGGGCGCGTGCGCCCGGGTGGGATCAATCGTCGCGGGATGCCTGCTCTGCGGCGGCCCTGGCCTCGTCGGGCAGGCGCAGGTAGCGCTTGAGCAAGTCGATGCGTGCGCGCAGCCGGGTGGACGCTACCGGGCGCTCGTCCAGGCTCTGGCTTTCGAGGTCAGCCCTGGCCTTGGCCAAGTCAGCTTGCATCCTGGCCTCGATGGCTCGCCAGAACCGGGTGTCGAAGTCGCTCGGGTAGATGGGGTCCATCAGAGCCCGCGGCCCTCGCCGTGCTGGATTGCAAAGTCACGCTCGGCCACGAAGCGCTCGCGGGCGTCGCGGATCTTCATGGACGCCTCGGCCAGCGTGGCGCGGATCTGCTCCACCGACAGTTGACGGTCGCGGGCGGACTCCAGCACCTGAATCTGGAGGTCGGCGGCCTTGATCGCCTCCATCGTGGCGGCCGACATCTGCGCCAGTCGCTCCCGGTGCTCGCGGTCCTGCTGCTCGCTCTCGCGGCGGGACTGCTCTCGCTCCATGTCGGTCTGGCGCTTGATGTTGGCGGCCTCGATGCGCGGATCGACCGGGGGCGGCTGCTGCGCTGCGGCCTGGCGCTCGTCCTCGGTCATCATGACCGACTGCGGCTCGATCTCCACATGCTTGAGGATCTGTTCGCCCACGCGCTCCTTGGACAGACCGAAGGCGGGATCGTTGGCCATCGGTGCGACCACCTGCTGGAGTGCAAGGGCCTTGCGGTCGCGGTGGACCAGCACCGTGGAGCCGATGGCCTGGCACTGGAAGTCGCCCTTGGCCTCCTGCGGCACCTCGGGGTCTTCCATCGCCCAGCGGTAGAAGTCGGCGATCATGGGCGCGACCACCTCGTCGTACTCCTTGGCGATGTCCATCAGGGGGCTTGATGCGTTGGCCTCCAGCATCTCCATGCCGCCCAGCGTGTCGGGTGTGCCGCCGACGATGCCCTGCATCAGCAGCGGGATGTTGGCGAGCTGGTCGGCCCACTCCTGCGCGGCCTTGACGATGTTGAACAGTTGCTCCTGCACGCTCGGCACCACGAACAAGCCGAACGCCTTGCGCACGTCGTCGATGGCCCCGGCGCCTTCCTCGCTCGGGTCCAGCACCCAATGCTTGTTGCGCTCGGAACTGAGCTTGCCGTCCTCGGGGCGAACGCAGGCCATGCGGACGATCTGCGGGCCGGCGGATTGGCCAGCGTTCTCCAGTGTCGCCCGGATGGCCCCTGTCATCACGATCTGCGGCGTGGCGATCTGCGTCGGGATGCCCTTCCCCTCGGGTCGGCCCTCGACGTTGCGCCACCGGAAGTAGCGGTACGGGAATGCGCCCGTCTCGTCGGGGTTGAGGATCACGCGCACCACCCGGCCGTTGATCATGGTGGCCACGATGGGGATGGCGGCCAGGCTCATGGCCTGCTCGACCTGCTCGGCGATGTAGGCGTCAGACTCGGCCGCGCTGATGCCGGGCGGGGCCACCGTCAGCGTCGGGATCTCGAACCCCGCGGCGATGAGTTCGCGCGTGGCCACCTCGCCATAGATGTAGAAGCACTCGAAGGTGTGCCGGTCGTGCACCTGCACCTGCCCCTTGCGGCGGTTCTGGTCCC